CATCAACTCCCAACCGTTTTTACGACTGCCAGGGCTCTTGTTACTCGGCTCCCACAAGACACCCTTGTACTCTTTACCGTCAATCTTAACCTTCTTAGCCATTTCACGAGCTATAGAAGTTCCTTGCATGTCATCATTAATACTATTGTCAGCAGGGCCAGGCTTGCACCGACCATAAATACCAAGCTTAATTTCACGAGCAATAATACCTTCAGCAACTTTGGTCGCCAACATTCGCAAGCCCGTGTTCGGTACACCTGTCCAACCATACCACTCACCAATTCTAAACAAGTCGCCTGGAACAGTTGAGCGCCAGCGCCCGTTGGGCATTAATACATCACAACCATCGCTTTCAGCCCACCAACCAACACTGAAAGGCTTACTGCTACCCCAGTCAAAGGAGCGGTAAATTTTCCAACTGCTCGGTATATTAAAAGGTTCAACCACGTTGTATTGTGATGACCACACATCGTCAAACATACCGCCCGAGGTAATGTCCCAATCGCCCCACAACCAAGCGGCCCGTTTATTGGGGTCGGTAATGCTTTCAAGCTCAAGCACGTACTCGGGCGCGAGGTAAATATTTTCTTTGTATGAACCGAAAATCCGAACTTGAGTCTTTGTAATCATTTCCCGTCGTTGTGTGCGCGGGTTAAAGACTTCACGCTCTATCTTAACAACTTGCCCAGGCGGAGCTGGGTCAATAAAGCGCTGCTTGACCCAGTTGTGTCCAACGCCATATGGATTTGTGGTACTAAATACAACAAGAGGGATTTCTGGTAGCAGCCTCATTGTCCCGTCTTTACGGACTGGGCTGTGGAGCTTTGGAAGGAATGAGCTTCGGTTCAAGCTCATTGCCATGTCATAAAGAGTTGAGTTAGCTTGCTTTGTTAATTCGTTCCAACCAATAAAAGGAAACTCTTGACCGTGATAATCCCAGTAATCTTCTTCGGTCTTCATAACGCGGAACCAAAGTTCTTCACCTGTGGGCCAAACCCACTTTAAATCACCTTTGGATGATAGAAACCTTGCCCCGTCATTAAACTGTCTGAACCAGCGTTTGGACTTACCAATTAAGTCGTCAAGGTTCTTGTACTCGAGGTCAAATATTGCACCGCGCCAAAATTGCCCATAACCCAAGCCAACAAACCTGCGGAAAAACATAACTTGGGCGTCTGTCTTGCCTGGGCCCCGTGTGCCTTCATATAGAATATGGTTGCATGGGCAGCTGACAGCAAGCTTTTGACTCCCGTCAAGCGGTTCCCATATTTTCTTTGGTACTATAGCATTCATTCTACTGTAACTCTTACTGTCGCAACTTGTTTTTCAATGGTGCGAAGTAAGTTTACATTATAACGGACGAAAATAGTGTATTCGTATAAACCAGGCTCGAGGCTACCGGCATAGGCTTGCAAGTGCGTAGTAGCACAGCCCGTAAAATTAGCGCGGTAAATACCATCGGGCGTATTGAAAAGAACGTCGTGGTGGACATCTTTGTACCTGCGAACTAGAATAAAATCATTGTGCTTTTTATTGCAAAAGACAAAAGGTACAAAGAAGGATTTAGATGTCTTGCTTAATTTTACTTCATGTGTGACAGGAGTTATGTCAGCGCTATCTTCTTCAATCTGCCAGTAAACAACCAAGCCAAGTAAAACAATTAAAAGAGCTGTGATGCAATAATAGAATAGACCTTGTACAACTCGACTCGCTTTTGCGTGAGCATAACCACAATTATTCATATTAACCTCCAATGAGCAAGCGTAACAACTCACCGCCTTGCTCAGAGCCTGCTCCAATCACGCCGATTAAAATAGAGCCAATTGTGGTTAAGCGGGACTGCAATTTCTCAACAGCTTTTGTCTGAGCTTCAATTAGCTTTTCCATTGCATCCAGGCGGTATTTATGCTCGCCAACTGCAATGCTTAAATCTAAAAGCTGCTGAGCCTGTTTTTCATCCATTGTTGCAAACCCCTTTCAGAACGGTTTCAAGTTCTATTGCCCAATCGACAATTTTTTTCTCACGGTTAACAAGTTCACTGTATTGCGCTTCACCAACTTTATCCCACAGCTGACCCGCGTCTATTTTTGGTAGCTGCGGGCGCTGTGGTAAGCTTGCGCAATGAACGCTTGGCGCTGGTGCTGGTGTACTGCTACAACCGACGGTCACCAAAGTCACCAGAAGGACGCTTACCTTTGCGAGCTTGGTTTTCATCTTCCACCTTTTGAGCTTCACTGTTTACCGCTTTCAAATTTTCAACAATTTTAGCGTCATTTTTGAAAGCTTGTTGGCGGCGCTCAAGTTCTTCCTTTTCAGCAATTACTTCAGCTTCATTTAAAGCTTTGTCGCCGCGTAGTTTAAAAACATAGGCAAGAAGAGCGATAATAACCGCTAGAATTCCGCCCCCTAAACCAATGTCAAGTCCCATTATTTTTTCACCGTTGTGTAGACGCTAACTTTGTCCAACACAGATGAAACTTTGCTGAGGAAGGCTTTGGCTTTACCCACAGCTTCATCGTCTTTTGTTGTTGGTGTAATTTGAGCAAGCTTGTCAAGACCTGCAACAATTAAAGTGGCTGCGGTCACAACTGCGCCAATAATTGTTAGGATGTTTTGTACTTGCAAAAGAATGTCGTTCATTATTTCATACCCTCATGTTCCAAGCTAAAGTGGTTGGCGTCATTAAAACGACCGCCCCAAGTACCGCCCATCGACTCCCAGTATTCGCCAAGGTCTTTGTAAGCAGCAGTTTCACCTGAGCTCACATAATCCAAGTCACCATCTTTATCGATATCAGCAAATAAATTTAAATCAATTGCGAGGCGCAACTTATGGCAGCTTTTCGCGTGGCCGTAACCTTGCTTCACACCCACTTCACCATGCAGGCGCGGGTCACGGTATGCGTCACCAAAGCTCATCTCATAACCTCGGCTGTAGGCGTATTGAATAAGATTAGCAATCATTAGCGTGAATTTACGCTGCTTTTGACCAAGGGTTAAAGGTTTTGAATTTGACATAGCTAAGCACCTTGAAAACTTTTGTAAATAATAAGTTTGTCAAAGTTAAATAGCAAATTGAAGCAGTTAGTCTTTCACACTTTCTTTTAGTTTAGCCTGCTGTTCAGCTGCTTTAGCACCCCAATTGTCAGCAGTTGTGATTTCTGGTACAACCATCACGCCACCAACTGTACTTTCATCAACTTCTTCGCTTGTCTTAATGTTCATATTGTAGAGGGAGGCTAAAGAATTCAAAGCTGCTACTTTAGCGGGGGCGGAACTGGTTGGTGAGTTAATGATATCCCAATATCCTTGCTCAACTCGTTTCTTTTTATCTTCAATTACTTCAGGCGCGTTTATTAAAAGGTTTTGTTCCCGTTCTTTAATTAAACGACGAACAAAACCTTCGCTCATAAATTGTTGTGCAAAATCACGAGCAAAACTAGCCATGAAACCAATTCGCATTGCAGCAGCAATCGGGTCACGGTCATAAAAAAATTCATCAACAAACTTAATCCGAAGCTCTTTTTCCCTTTCGGTTAACTCCGGTTCAAATTGCATCTGATAAACTGTTTCGTCCAGTGTATTTAGCACATTAATAGTCTTACTGCTTTACATTGCCCTGAGTATAAGCGTTGACCACAGTATCGGGCAAGTGGCTCAATACTTGGTGCGGTAATATTCCTCAAACCAAGCAAGAAAGGTTTCAACAGCAATTTCAATTTGAACTGGGCCAATTGCTTTTGAATCCGTAATTGGTAGCGGGGCGGTCATTACTACGCGCCAAGGTTTTCGGTTCTGACGGTAGATTAAAATTGGGCGTCCATTTGAACGTGCTGCGGATGCAACGCATTGCTTCCACCAAGTATTGATTGACAAAGTTTCTTGGCGCTTAACTTCTATTGCAAGCCCAAAGGGGTTAGTTAAATCGTCCCCGCCAACAGCACTTTGGTTCTGGTTACGCTGGAAAGGTAAGTCGCGGTCTTCCAATGCTGGTAAACCTTGAGCTTGGCGTACCTTCTGAACTACTGCATTCAACAGTCCAGCAACTTCGCGCTCACCTGTTTGCCCTTTTGTACGTATATTAATTGTCACTATAACTACCCCTTATTTTTGCATTTTAACGCGCTTGCTTTGCGCTTGGTTACATTTGCGGGGCGCACCCCTGTAAAGTACGCCCCGCATAATTTGCTTGCACTGTAGCGCTATTGCGGCACAGGTAAAGCAATCACTTTTATTTTCATTAAAGGACTTGTGTCACTTCTAGTTAGCGTACTAAAGTTCACCCGCAATTGTTGCGTCCCAACTGCCACACCAGTAGCAAGGAAGGAAATCAACTGCGCATTGTTGTCAATTGATACAGCGCTTATGGTTGCAAACTGATTGGAACACGTAATCGACGCGGTTTCAATTTGCTCACCATTAGTCCACTCGCTCAGCCCGTAAGAGTAGCGCTCAACCTTACCAACTTTTAGAGCTTTATCCCATGGCATAGTTATGCTGGATAAGTAATTGTGACTGACAGGACTTTGGATACCCCGCCCGCCACCAAGTTATAATCATCCATAACAAGCTCCATTCCTGCGCCAACGGTCAGGGTCACTTGTTTAGTACCATTTACAATCACCGCTGTATTCACAAGCCCTGATGCTACTGGGGTGACGTTTGCAATTGCGTTAGCAGTTTGAACTCCGTCACCTGTATCGGTAAAGCCCGCCATTGTGTGCGTTGCAAGAACGGTGGCGCCATTGCGTAGGATTAAGCTTCCTGAACCGCAAAGCGAACCCGCTGCGGCTGCCATGTGGTCACGTGCGTCAATATTCAAAGTTGGCATTATAGCCTCCATTCTGTATGAGTTGAAAAATAAGGTGCGTAATCTAAGGTAGAACCAGCTTCATACTGGGAAGCGGTTGAAAGAGCTTCGTGCTCGTAATGTGTACCATCTGAACCGAAAAACTTAACATCGCCCATTATTACTGAAACACCGAATGCTGGCATTGTAATTGAAATACTGGTGTTAAACAATGGAACGTCGGAATCGATGCTTGCTGCAACATTAAAGCTCTTAAACGTGGCAGCAACCGTACTATTGAAAACGGGCTTTGTGAATTCAAGGCTTGAAGCAACGCTGAACTTCTTGAATACTGTGGTTACAGTTGCGGTCGTTTGCGGTCTTACACTTTCACCGCTTGAAGAAATAGCAAACTTCTTAAACGTAATGCTGGCGTCAACGCTGGAAGTTGGTTTAACGGATTGCCCAGTGATAGCCGCATTGAACTTTTTAAACGTTGAAGAAATAGTAATACTTGAAGTTGGCTTACCAGAACTTCCGTCTACTAAAATGCCAAACTTCTTAAAATTAATATTGGCGGTACTGTTAAAGACGGGTTTAGTTGTTTCCCCACTCACAAGGACTGCAAACTGGTTGAATGTCATTGCAACAGTCGTCTGGCTTTGTGGTGGCAAGCTTTGTAGGCTGCTGTTAACCACAAATTTCTTAAACGCCATGTCAAGCGCTGTTGAAGAAGTGGGTTTAATGTTTTGGAAAGATGCAGCTACGTCAAATTTCTTAAATGGAATGTTTAAGGTTGAGCTTGCTTGCCCAGAAGGGCTACTTGAAACAATGTATTGCCGCCACTCGTTATTGTCTATTGTGAACGTGCCGCGTTGCGTTAGGTTATTACTTGCCACAGTGTCGATTACTGTAGAACCGTTGTCAGGCATTTTGTAATTGCGAACCAACACATCGTTAATGAGTATTTCAATGTTGCCGTACTGCATCCCATTTGGCACAATAGAAATTGCAGCGGTAGAGCCAGCGGTATCGTTAGCAGCCTGTGCGCCAATAAACAGCAACGCTCCATCGAGCCTACTGGTTCCTTTTGATAGATTAGGTACTGTAAACACCGCCACTTTGTTTTAGTAGAAAATGGCATTGCTTCCGTTTATCTCAGAACCAAACTCATCGCATGTAAGGTT